TAATGAAATTAGTGAACCGATGATCTCTTGATCGATCTCAGCTGTAATTTCTTGTGCTAGTGCCGCCATTACTTCTGCTTCTACGTCCAAACCGTGCATTGCGTTAGCATCTTGAGCCGACTCGAATGTCCATCTTGCTGATAGTTTTCTTGTCTTAGCTTCAACAGTTTGCTTTAAGATTTGAATTGATAGTCTGTTACCCGCAGTACCTTCTTTTGAAGAAGTAGTATCTGCTGTTGTACCAGTTGAAGAGTCATCACCTGAATAACCTCTAGCGATACCAGCCGGTGAAAGTGCTTCTTGACCTGCTGTAATACCGTTAGCCGAATCGGCGTATCTAACTCTTAATGTGTGGATTTGTCCCACTGGGCCTGTCATAGGTTGTACACCAACGATTTCGTTAGCGATAACTGTAGGCATAACCCTTCTAATTACTGGAAGAATCACTTTGTTAAGTGCGGCAACGTTGCCGGCACCTGTTGCTCCTGCTGAAGCGGCCTCTGCCAAGTACTGTTGAGTGTTCTCTAAGATTGCACTCATAGTTTCTTTTTTCTGACCGTTTAAACCTTCAAGAAGAGCGGATTTAGTGTCTGTCCAATTTTCTGTTAACGTTTTGTCTGACATAGTGTTTAACTCCTTAACCCTGCTAGTCTTTTAATATTAACGATATCTGCATTAATTGAATTGTTATCATCAATATTTATATTTCTATCACCAGTGTGCTCAGTGATGATTGTCTTGTCATCTTCTGACTTAACATCTTCATTTAGTACCGCTGGTAGATATTTTTCGAACTGTTTTTTCAAGTTCGCTGTTTGTACTGATTCTAACAACTCAACCATAACTTGACGTTTGTCTTTTGATAGTGAATCTACAAGCTCTGATAGAGTTTTTTCTCTAACAATCTTGTCTTCTGCTATCTTAAGTTTAGTCTCTGTTGCTTTGATATCAGCGTCTTTTTGCTCTAGAGCCGCTTCCGCTTCGGAAACCGCTTTTTGCTGATCTGTAATCTGCTGTTGCAAATTACGAATTTCCCCACCTTCATTTAGGTAAGAACTCATGTATTCACCTGCAAACGCTTCGAACACTTTTCTACCAAAGTTGTTTTCTTTAGCAACTTTGATGTCTTCTTTAAGTGCTGACATTTCGTTTTTCAGTGTTGAACTAACTGTGTTTTCCACAATACCTGCCGCTCTCTTGATGAAAGCCGCTTTAGTTTCATCGATCAGTTTACGACCTTCTGCAACTAATTGTACTTTCTTCTCAACAAGATCTGCTTTGTCTTGTGCGAACTCAGTTAACTCTTTGGAGAGTTGTCTGACTACAAAGTCTTCCAACTTTGTAAATTGACCTTTGAGATTATCTCTATCTTCTCTCAGTTCCTTCACTTCTTTTACTAAAGCGTCGGTAATGAATTTAGACAGCATATTTGAATGCTCACCTACTGCTGTTTTATAAGCAACTCTTTCTTTAACAACTTTGGCTTTGTCTTCTGCAAATTCTGAAATTTCTTTCTTCAATGCGTCAGTTACCATGTTGTCCATTGCTTCAACAATCTGTGACTTGTCATTCTCATATCTCTGTGCAAACTCTTCTCTTAACTCAGCTGAGATATCCTCACGAGCCTCAGACAGCTTGTTCTCCCAAGCTTCTTGAACTTGCGATTTAAGTTCTTCACTTAAACCTTCAGTGCCAAAAATTTCTGTAATGTCTGCCATCTGAATCTCCTTATTTCTTGTTTAGCTCACTAATTAATTTAGTAATTTCGGTTGCCAAAAACTTTTCTGCTCTAGGATCAAACATACTGTCTCTTCCTAAACCATATAACTTCTGACCACCTCGCATATTCCATAAACCTTCGTATATTGCCTTTGGATATGCATCGGGAGCCGACGGTTGGGCTACGATATCAACTGTGATAATTTCAAAATCTTGAACGTTACCACCGTCTCCTACGTTTCCTGAACCTCTCGAACTCACTCCTAGTTTACAACCACTTTCGAGTAAAGTCGTTACGATTTTACCCATCGGTGTTGGCATAATCTTTAACTGCCCAATACCATTTGGACCATCCATCCACATATCTTCTATCATGTGTGAAACCCTTTCTAAATTAATAGTAAGGTTCTCTGGGTGATCTGCTTCACCTAAAACACTGTAACCACCATCGAGTTTCTCTTTGATGCTTGACACTGCTTTAGATATCTCAGTAACTGGGTACATTCTTTTGTTGTGGTTTTCGACACCACCCATTATGAAAATGCCCTTCATTTTGAGGCTTTTGTTTTCGTCTTTGCCTTCTCTTAAAACTTCAATCTTCGCTTGATCGAATGTTAAATTTTCTGTCAACGAACGAATCATATTTTTGCCTCCCTTCTTACCAAGTTATTACTTGCCTGAAATTGTTGACTTTGCAGAACCATCTGCGCCATCTTTGTTTTCAGCTTTCACTTGTGACATATTTGGTTCTGTTGTTGCACCCATGTCTTGAGGAGCTGGAGCTGATCCACCTTTTTCCTCGCCACCTTGTGCAATGTTGCCAGCGTCGCCACCCATATCATTTTTTGATGCTACTGGTGATTTCGTGCTGTCCGAACCGTCTGTTGATGCCACTTTAACTGGCTTCAGTTCAGCTTCTTCTAACTCAGTCGTTGCTTCTTCAGTTGGTGCTACAGACTCATCAGCTTCTTCTTCTGCTGGTGCTTCCATGTCGCCTTCTGCGTCTGCTTCTTCTTCGCCTTCTTTGCCGTCTACGATCTCTGCAAATTTAGCCTTTAGCTCTTCTAATGCGTCTGCTAAATCATCTACTTTGTCTTCAACTTCTTCATGATCGTGGTCGTCGGCTTCACCGTCTTCATCACCATCATCTTCGTTAGTTTCTTCGTAGTCAATTTCTTCAGCATCTTCTTCAGCTTTTTGCTTTAGTTCTGCTTTAAGATCTGCTTCAGCGTCGCCTGTTTCGCCGCCTACTGTTTCTTCAACTGCTTCTTCTGTAGTTGATTCTGTTTTTTCTTCAACAGCTTCTTCTTTAACTTCATCAGTTGCTTCTTCTTTTGATTCTTCAGTAGCTTCTGCTTTTTCTTCTACTGCTTCTTCTGTAGTTGCTTCTTCTGTAGTTGATTCTGCTGTCTGTGTGTTTACAAGCTCTTCGTGGATATCTCTTGCTTTTTCAACGATAACGTCGTGTAATAAAGCTGACGCTTTATCTTGCTCACCGTTTACTAGATATTCAAGAACTTGTTCTAGTTTTGAACTCATTTCTGACATGATCATCTCCTTTAA